TGGTTTGATATTGCGGAGGGGGTAGAATGGAAAGACCCTCTTACATGGTTTGATATTGCGGACGGTGTGGAATGGAAAGACCCGCTTACATGGTTCGATATTGCGGAAGGTGTGGAGTGGATAGACCCGTTCAATTATGATTGGGGGTGATGCGCTATTTACGAAGAATTTGTAGTCATTTCCATGGACGCACTCAATGAAATGGCTCTCACAGTCCGGGCGAATGTTGGTTCCATTTTTAATATTTGCATCTATGCATTCATGGTTATTTCGGCGGTATACGTGGCCTTAGAGATCATTCACCAATTTGGCAAATAGGAGGGGTAGCAGGTGAAAAAGGCGGCTATTTTTATAACGATGCTTACCTGTTTTTTGTTTTGCGCAGTCCCCTGTTTTGCAGAAATTGACATCCCCTGGCCTCCGCCAACTTATGATATGCCGCGCACAGTCTTTACAACAGATATGCTGGAAGCATTGCCCAAAAGTTTAGAGCTGACATTCGGAGCCATTTCGAATACTGGATTGCGGATTTTTGGTGTCTTGACTTCTGTCTCCCTGATTTCAGGGATTTTTATTCGGCTTTTCCTGGATAAGCTGAACCTTTATAATGGCGTCTGGAAACGCGAGTTTCAGCGTCGTATAAAGGCCGAAGATCGAAAACGGCATCTTGACAGCATTGTTGATGATAAAGTCGCGGACATGGAAATTAACATGCTTGCCAAAGCGCGTTTCCGGCTTCGGAATCCTCTGGCCGATCTGAACGAAAAAATTTATCAGCGCGAACTGTCTTTTCAAGCGGAACAGGCAATCCGGGAACGGCATCCCGAGCGGGCTTTGGAAGAATCTATCCATCGCAGGGAAATATCTGCAACTGCTGGCATTGAGTTTGCACGCCGCAACCGAGAACTTGCAACCGAAAGCAGGATTGTCAATCGGGAAACTGGATTTGATGCGGAACAGGAGCTTCGGGAGCGACATCCCGGACGAGATTTGCAGGAATCTGTCCGCCGTCGCGAACTGTCTTATCAGACCGAACAAGAAATGCGCGAACGGCATCCAGAACGCGCCTTGGAAGAATCTGTCCGTCGCCGCGAACTGTCCTATCAGACCGAACAAGAAATGCGCGAACGGCATCCGGAACGAGCTTTGGAAGAATCTGTCCGTCGCCGCGAACTGTCTTATCAGACCGAACAGGAGATGCGCGAACGGCATCCGGAACGAGCTTTGGAAGAATCCTTGTATCGCAAGGAAGTATCTGCTACTGCTGGAATTGAGTTTACGCGCCGCAACGAGGACCTTGCAGCTGAAAGCAAGGTTGCAAATCGTGAATCCAGTTACGAAGCCGAGGAACGATTCCGGGCACGTTATCCGCTGGCCGTTAGAGCACGTAAATTGGACGATCGGCATGTTACGGACGATGTCGATGAAATGTATAGGACTATGTACCCAGAACGGTATCATGAGCGGCGGGCCATTTATGATGAGCTTGCCCGCGAATACGAAGAGCGTAGCGGCAGGAGATCACGCCGCCGAAGGAGGTAACGAAAATGCCCAAAAGGATATTTGTTATTTTGCTTGCTGTTCTGGTTCTGGCCTTCGCATCCGTCCCGACTTTTGCCGCTGACGGTTCTGGTCGGGGTGTTCTTTCATGGTTTTCGGATGTTGGTGGCTTCATTCGGGACATATTCGTCCCGGATGGCAACTACTTTAACAATCAGCTCTCCCGGCTAAACAGGCATATCAACAGCAGGTTTGCGGGATTGGGCGAGTTGTACCAGATGATAGACAGCTTTTTCAAAACATTAAGCAATCCCCCTCCTGTTTCCCTTAGCCTTACCATCCCCAACAACTTTCTGTTCTCCGGTTATCGCGGTACAAGGGTAGCATTTATGGCCCCTGCGCAGCCTTACCTAAAGCTGATTCGGGATGTTCTGACTGCTGCCGTTTGCCTGTTGACTGCGATCGTCTGCTATCATAAGCTGCGCACTTTTTTTACTGAGGAGGGATAGCATGATCGTTGAGTTTTTCTGCAACCTCTTTTTTTCGATGGCTCATTTTTTAATCAATCTGCTTCCAAAATTCCCATCCTTTAGCGGCCTGAACGTTTCCATGTCTCCGCTCTTCTATGTTGTCCGGCTGCTGAATATGTTTGTGTCCTTCCCAGTGGTCAGTAAGTGTTTGTTGATCGTCCTTGTGGTTTATAATCTCAAATTTATATGGTCAATCTTTATGTGGCTATTACGTAAAATTCCGGGGGTGTCATAATGATAGATTTTGGTGCCATTTTCGGCAAGATGTTTGCTCCAATCGGTGCATTCTTTGGGCTGCTGTTCAAGTGTGTTTTCGGCGGCGCCCTGCTCCTGATCTTCGGCGCGTTGGTCTATTTCTTTGTCCGGTACAAATTCAATCCCTTAAAGCTCGTGCCGGATGATCTGCGACAGCCGTACATACACAACAAGTGGCTTGATCTGTTCCGCTGGCTGCTGGTGGATTTTCTCGAACGTGATCTGCACCGGGGGGAATTTAACGAGTATGGTTTTACTTTTTACGTTGGCCGGCAGGGCGCGGGAAAAACAATCTCAATGGTGCGGTATCTCGAACTTATGAAAGAACGATACCCGAAGTGCATTATTGTGACCAACTTTGCGTATTACCGGTCGGATCACATCATGACCGACTGGCGGGACATGCTGACGCTCCGCAACGGCACAGACGGCATTATCTTTGCGATTGATGAAATTCACTCCGAGTATTCCGCCAAAAGCTGGAACGACGTTCCGGAATCGCTCTTATCCGAGGTATCCCAGCAACGCAAACAGCGGGTAAAGATCGTGGCAACCGCCCAGTTTTTCACACGTGTTGCCAAGCCGCTCCGGGAACAGGCCGCAACGGTGGTCAGCTGCTCGACGTGGGCAGGCCGTTTGACCAAAAATCGGGAGTATGACGCGCTTCAATATGCAACGGTAATTGAAAATCCGGCTGTCTTAAAGAAAAAGGTGAAACCCCTGCGCAAGTCCAGCTTTGTTCAGTCTGATGGCCTGCGCGCATGTTACGATACATTCGAGAAGATTGAACGCATGGCAAAAATCCCATTCTCCCCGCGTAAAGATCGCGGAGAGTAAACAGAAGCCGCCCGATCGGGCGGCTTCCTTCGCTATTTGAGCCATTCGGCAACTCTGCGCGGTTCGCTGTCATAAAGCTGCACCCAGTATTCAGGCATCTTATCCCAAAGCTGGTGGCGCACGTCAAATTCTGCGGTAACCTCGGATTCTACGACCGAGCAGTTAATTCCGTTGATCTCTTTAAATCGGATGCGCTTTTCAATGCGCTGGAGCTTTTGGGTAGTGTAATTGTACCGGTAATCCCTTTGATCTGTTGGGTAGATTTTACTATAAACAGGCTGCTCCATCTTTTTTCCCTCCCTTCACTTCTTGGTTGTCAGAGCTAATGTGTTTTGGGCTTTACGTTGGACTTGGGTATATGCTGTTGAGTTATCCAGCCTATTGTATCCATTTTCGTAGTGCCAGCGGATCGCTGTTGCAATCTCTTTTATAGTCATATGTTCATCGAATCCTCCGCAGTAGTAGCCATTTATCATGATGGCCATCGGATCCTCTTCCAGTATTGCTTGGGCCAACTTTAGATCTTCCAGCTCCAATGTTTCGGTTTCCGGGTTTAGCCATAGCCCCTGAGCATTCCAATTCCTACCAGATTTCCAGACGATCACCCATGAAATCCCTTCGCGAATCTCACTTGCCCAATCTTTTGAAATCGCTTTGATTGAATGATCTGTTCGGAAGGTAAGCGCCCTGAATGACTCCTTTGTAAATTCTGTCATGGCGTTTCCTTTCTCCCCGTATACCCGATAGGACAGGTGATTGACAAATTTTGTGTGATATGTTATCTTAATAGAGGATAAAGAAACCGCCTTTTTGCTAAAGGTTATCGACTAGGCTTTATCCGCCTATCCGCAGATACCATATGCCACTATGGTATTTGCAGAAGTAGCGGTTGCCGGGATGCGTTACAACGAAATGTAACAGATCGCGAAGCCGTTTACTTTGCATATTCTCACCGCCTTTCTTTTTGGAGGGCGGTTTCTTTATCTGTCTCTATTATACTATATTGAGCGCCTTATATCAATTCGCATATTGCATAAATATAGAGCGCTTTATATGTAGGTTTTTTGCATTGCGTTTTTTGTCGATTCTGTGTTATAATTGCTGTGAAAGGCGGTGATCGCTTATGCCAGCGTCGGAAGCGCAAAAGCGTGCTACAGCAAAATATATCAAAGAAAATTTGCAGGAAATTCGTTTTCGAGTAAAATTCGAGCAGGCTGACCAGATTAAAAAACGCGCTCAAGAGAAGGGTCTCAGTGTACGTGCCTATCTGTTAGACTTAATTCAGCAGGACATGCAGGATGGCAAATAGGTTTCCCGCTAGGTTACCGGCATGGCTGGGAGTGCCCCGCTTTGCGGGGGGTGTGGGGGCTTGCCCCCTCCTTGCTTGCAAGGAGGGCATAGGCGCAGCGGACAGTCAATAGACCGTAGGTTACAAATGGTTACAAATCGGCCTTTACGGTGGATTGTGGTATACTCTGCGAGTGATTTGTAACTGTTTGTAACCTGCGAAAGCTATTTACTTTCCGTGGAGCCTATGGCACAAAAGCTGACCGGCATCTCCGGGTGCAATCTAAGGACGGTATTGTAAAACACGTATGGCGAACAGCGAAGGGTGAACGACAGTGGGGACAAAGGGGAAATTCCGGCATCTGGTCTATACGGATAGAATCAAAATCGAAGCATATCGGAAAGCTGGGAAATCTCCTGCCTATATCGCAAAGGAAATCGGCTGCTCACTCAGTACGATCTACCGGGAATTGAAGCGGGGACACTATGAGCGCATGGAAACCGATTGGAGGATGGTAGGGGCCTACAGTGCGGACATTGCGCAAAAGGATTATGATTATAAGGCTACGTCAAAGGGTGCACAGCTAAAGATCGGGAACGATCACGACTTTGCGGCCTACGTTGAATGCGGAATAGCGGAGAAGCACTATTCCCCTGCAGCAGTATTGGGAGAAATCCGGACAAAGGGACTGCACTTCCGGACATCTATTTGTACCAGAACGCTTTACAATTACATAGACAAGCAGGTATTTTTGCGGATCACTAACCGGCATCTGCTACGCAAAGGACAACGGAAGCAGCCTTACAAGAGAGTACATGCGGTGAGAACAAAAAAGCCCCTATGCACAAGCATAGAGGATAGACCGGAAGCTGCTCATTCTAGACAGGAGATCGGCCATTGGGAGATGGATACGGTTGTGGGAAAGTCAAAAGGCGCTGGGCAGGCACTGCTTGTCTTAACCGAACGATTGACCCGGCAGGAGATGATTTTAAAGCTGAAACGCAAGACCAGTGCGGAAGTGGTGGCCGCTCTTAATAGGCTGGAGCGCAGATACGGCAAACGCTTTCCGGCTCTCTTTAAGTCAATCACAGTGGACAATGGTTCTGAATTCATGGATACTGCTGGGATGGAAAAGTCTGTGAGGACAAAGAATCCGCGCACAAAGGTCTATTACTGCCATCCTTATTCAAGCTGGGAGCGCGGCTCCAACGAGAACGCAAACGCAATCATCCGGAGATTTATTCCCAAGGGTACGCCGATTGAAAACTACAGCGCAAAGGAGGTGCAGCAGATCGAGGATTGGATAAACAACTATCCCAGAAAGATTCTGGGGTTCCGGTGCTCCAATGATCTTTTCATGGAGTACCTGCAAAATTTATGACAGTTTGAGGTGTGCTATATGACAGATTTGCCAACCATAAACCCAGATGTCCTTGACGATATGTTAAAGGAAATCCTTCTACCTAATTTTTTAAAGATTATCCTTCCCACTGTAGTTTTAATTTTAATTTTTGGAATCGTCCGAATTGTCTTTCGTTGTCTGTTGCGTGATTCTAGGAGATTGGCTATACTTGTCGATGGTTTGTTGTGCCTTTTGTTCCTTGCAACGTTCGCTTTTGTTGGGGTACCTCTCACCACGTACATGATACAGCACACATCTGTTCCGGACAAGGAATATAATCTAGGTGTTAATGCGGACGGAACACCCATGGATTTAGATGGCTCCGTCGAG